GTATAGAGATGTGACTGGCCCCTTGCAACAATGGGTAAATCCTGATATACTGGTAAGGACACCACAGCATTAAATATCCCAGTGAATATTTTCTATCTTAGTTATGACCCCCGCACTTGTGCCGCCGAGCATTGCGATAAGCATGTGGTTAAGATGATTCTTGAGTATGCTCAACTTCTTTCCACTGCTCATCGTGTGCTTGACGGCATTCCTTATACTCAAAAATCTCCTAAGGGAAAGACAGTCAAGCGTTATCGTTTAGACTATCCGCGTGAAGATATTTTATACAAAGCATGTCACATCAACCATCCATCTGCTGTGTGGGTAAGGCAATCCTCCTCTCACTATCGCTGGTTGTTTGAATTATTTCAACACTGCTGTATAGAATATACTCGCCGTTATGGCAAGTTTCATGCCAGTGAAAGTCTAGTCAGTTACTTATGGCGAGCACCACAAAACTCTAAAGATATGGGATGGACAGACCCCCCTCCAGCAATGCCCGATAAATATAAAATACCTGGAGATTCAATCCAGTCTTATCGCAATTATTATATTGGAGACAAAGTTGCTTTTGCTACTTGGAAGTCTCCATCTACACCCCCATTATGGTTTATTGAAGATGCCGACTTACAGATTCAAAGATAATAATACTGGCGAAGAGTTTGAGAAGTGGATGTATATGGCAGAGCGAGAGCCTTATCTTGCTGCTAATCCACATGTCACTCAGATGCCAACGATTATGCATTCAGTTTCCGAAGTTGGAAACTGGCAAAACAAAACTTCAAGTGATTGGAAATCAATTATCAATCGCGCTGCCAGTGTCCCTGGCTCAAACGTAGAGAGACTGTAAATTATGCCTGTGAAATCTAGAAAGAAAAATGGTAACGGTTCTACCAATGGTATGAGTATGAAAATGCTCAAGCGAAAGAAACCAATTAATGAAGAGATACTCACAGACATCGAGCCGCTCACAGAAAATCAAAAGAAATATTTTGAGGAGTATGCCAAAGGTAAAAACATGTTTGCCTATGGTTGTGCAGGCACAGGCAAAACATTTATTGCTTTATATCTCGCATTGAAAGATGTTCTTAACGAGAATTCCCCATACGAAAAGGTATATATTGTGCGTTCACTGGTCGCTACTAGGGAGATTGGTTTCCTTCCTGGCGATCACGAAGACAAGTCTTCCCTTTATCAAATTCCGTATAAGAATATGGTAAAGTATATGTTTGAGATGCCTAGTGATGATGAGTTTGATAAACTATACTACTCTCTGAAAGCCCAAGAAACCATTTCTTTCTGGTCAACCAGTTTCATTCGTGGCACTACACTTGATAATGCAATTATTATCATTGATGAAATGCAGAATCTAAACTTCCACGAACTAGATTCAATCATCACCCGTGTCGGTCAAGACTCCAAGATTATTTTCTGCGGAGATGTCAGGCAGTCTGACCTAATCAAAACACATGAGCGCAATGGCATCATTGACTTCATGCGTATCATCGAGACGATGGAAGAGTTTGCTACCGTAGAGTTTCAAATTGAAGACATTGTTCGTAGCGGTCTGGTCCGCAGTTATCTCATTAGTAAAACAAATCTAGGACTCTAAGTATGCTCTTTAATCATGTGCCTTTGAATACCATTGACTTAAACGCAGAAATGGTAGATAATAGAAGGGTCTATGTTACTCCTGAAGGTAACAAGTATCCTTCTGTCACCACAGTAATTGGTTGCAATCCTCAAAAGAAAGCAAGCATTGCTAAGTGGAGGAGGCGCGTTGGTGAAGAGAAAGCGAATCGTGTATCCACTCGTGCCGCAACTCGCGGCACAGATTTTCACCTCATGTGTGAAGACCTGCTAAATAATAGATACGATGAAGACAGATTTAAGGGTAAACATTTACCCTTGATGATGTTTAAAAATGCGAGGTCCACGCTCAATCGTATTAATAATATCTACGCTCAAGAAGTAGCATTGTATTCGGACCACTTAGAGATTGCTGGTCGCGTAGATTGTGTCGCTGAATTTGATGGTGAATTATCAATCATTGACTTTAAAACTTCAGCAGAAGAAAAGAAGTTAGAATGGATTGAAGACTATCTCATTCAAGAAACCGCATACGCTTGTATGCTTTATGAAAGATACAAATTAAAAGTAAATAAAATTGTTACAATCATCGCTTGTGAAAGCGGAGACACTCAGGTGTTTGTAGAAACACCAAAGAAGGAATACCTTCAAAAACTAATCGGGTACATAGACGAGTATAAAAGAACCTATGAATAAAGGAGAAATACTAGAGGATAGATTTATGACATCTGCAAAATTCTCTCAAGATGTAGAGAAGATTGCATCACATAATGAAATGAATTATATTGATGCGATTCTACATTATTGCGACATTAATAACATTGAGGTGGAAACAGTATCAAAATTGATTACTAAACCTCTAAAAGAAAAACTTAAATACGACGCACAACAACTTAATTTTATTAAAAAAACGTCCCGCGCAAAACTGATGCTGGTATGAACGACTTCTTTGATTCAGAGATTGTCCAACAAGAGGCAAAGGAAATGGAATTTCTTCAAATGAAAGCCATGGAGATGACTCTTGCTCAGCAATTGGGTGGGACAAAAGAAGAACAATTAGAATATATTAATACTGTCCGTGCTCTCATTGAAAAGCAACAAGTCTTCTACACAAGACTAAAACTTTCCGATGACCCTAGGGCAATAGATATGGTACAGAGCATCGAAGATGGTGCTAAGGTATTGTATGGGTGGTGGGGCACCCAAGATGTCCGCATGTTGATGCGTGACATGCTCGCCAAACTCGATGAGTTTGAGAAGGAGCTAGAGGCGAGGGGTTGACGCCGCCCCCTCGCCCTGTTATAATGACTGAGTGATAGGCGTCACACAGACCAAATCCAAACTAATCCGAGGTAATCTATGTCCTTTGCTGACCTTAAGCGTAAGTCTCAAAATTCTTTTGCTTCTCTGACTAAAGAACTTGAGAAAGCAAACTCTTCTTCCAGTGCTGATGAGCGTTTCTGGAAACCCAGTGTTGACGCTGCTGGGAATGGGTTTGCAGTCATCCGCTTCCTCCCTGCGCCTGAAGGTGAGGATGTGCCCTGGGCGAAACTGTACAGTCACGCCTTCCAAGGCCCTGGTGGATGGTATATCGAAAACTCCCTGACCACTGTGGGTGGTAAAGATCCTGTGGGCGAAATCAATCGTCGCTTGTGGAATAGTGGTAGTGATAGCGATAAAGAAACTGCTCGTAAGCAGAAGCGCAAGCTCTCTTACTACGCAAACATTTATGTGGTTAGTGACAAGGCAAACCCTGAGAATGAAGGCAAAGTCTTCCTCTATAAATTCGGTAAGAAAATCTTTGATAAGATTATGGCAGCAATGCAACCTGAGTTTGAAGATGAGACTCCCATCAATCCCTTTGACCTGTGGGAAGGTGCTAACTTCAAACTGAAGATCACTAACGTCGCTGGTTATTGGAATTATGATAAGTCTGAATTCGCCGCCCCGACTGCTCTCTCGTCGGACGATTCTACGCTTGAAAAAGTCTGGAAGTCGGAGCACTCCCTTGCTGCGTTTACCGCGCCTGAAAACTTTAAGTCTTATGAAGAGTTGGAAGAGCGCCTCAATCTGGTGCTCGGAGTAACTCAGACCCCTGCTGTTGCTCGTCAGAAGGTAGCACGTCCTACGCTTGATGAAGAGATTCAGGATGAAGAAATGTCCTTCACTCCTTCCTTCAGTGCCAAGCGTGAGACTGTCCCTGCCTCTACTGAAGACGATGACGATGATGCACTGTCATACTTCGCTCGTCTTGCTGAGGAAGACTGAATCCAAAATCAATAGTTAAAAATCAATTGGGTGGAAAAAATTTCCGCCCAATTTTTTTGTGTAAAAAGTTTAGACCCCTGCTTTCTTTAATTGATTGTCAATATAGTTTGTTGACTTAGCATAGAAACTCTGCTGTCTAAATGTTTTTACAAATTCTTGTAGGTAATTTGGTTTTAACAAATATATTTCTCTCTGTGCTTCGTTTTTTCTACCTGCTTCCATCAAATTAGTCACTGGATTTGTGATAGCACTACCAGAAATTTGAGAATAAGTATGCACTCCACCTTGAGTGCTGTTGAGAAACTTATATGTGCTATTAACAAATGCTTGGTCAACTCTCAACCCAGGCTCAATAATAAAATTGCCATCTTGATTTTTGTATTCAATGGTTTCATAGTATGCAATACCATCTGGGTCTTCAATCAAGTCACGAAGTTCATATTCTGCTACAGGAAAATCAAAGTATGGGTTGATAATATTATTTGTGATTGCAATAACCCAATCGTAATATGGACTTCCGTAAATATAATTTGATATTGTATCCAATCTATCACCCTCAGTTATAGCATACTTCCTAAAGAAAACTGAGTAACTAAATTTGTCCTCGTCAATTTTAAAACGACGAAAGAAATTTTTTGCTACGACATATTCAGACTGCGAGAATGGCAGACTGATTGGTTTAGTATCGTATTGTATGTCAGGTGTGAGAGAGAAATACATTAGTAACTAGGTCCCTGAGAATTAATTTCATCTGCATAAACCATTTTGATTTCTTGGAATGAAATTTTAATGGTAGTTGCAACTGGAGATCCGTTTGGTAGAGTTGCCCAAGCTCCATCTGGAGTATATGAAACATCAAGGTTTTCTATGACAGATGGTTTGTATTGTGTTACCCATGGATGAGGAGAGTTACCTTGCATAAAGGTCACGTCTACAATCTGTGGCACTTGCACAAATGATGCAGCAGTGTCTGCACCTTTACCACCATATTTTGGAAGAGTTGCAAATTTTAGAGCAGTAATTATGTTTTTTATTGCAATTGCTTCTGGATTATTTCTTGGTGCCATCTTAAAGGACAGACTAAAGTTTCTCATTTTTGGTCCTTTGTAAAGCACTTCAGTGTTTGGATTTAATACTTGCCCAGTTGCGGCAGAAAATATATCATTTACTGTTAGAGAACCAAAGTTTGTTTGTCCAACAGCTTGACTAATAGCATTGACAATTGCTGTTCCTTTTGTGAGAGCATTTTCTGTGGTAGTTTTTATTGTTCCTCCTACTGCACCTATTGCACCGCCAAAGTCTCCACCTGATGCTCCACCAAAACCGCCCAATGCTCCTCTAGCAACAGTGCTAAGGTTAGTTTCTTGCCACTGTGCTCCATACTGAGTGCCAATATCTTCTGGCATGTATAATAATATCGTTGATGATGGAGTGCCTAGAGTCTTACTTGATATGGAATTATTATAAGCGGAGAAAGCAATCCCAGCATTATTAGTAATACCAGCTCCTCCACCTCCTTGGGTGCTATATGGAGCAACATAATCATAAAATGTTATACTTACATAATCAGAATCATCTTTGAAAATTTGATCGGGATATCTCATTGTCCCACCTGGAGCTTTTTTTCCTAAAGCTGGGCTTGTTTGTGGTATCATTAACTTGCGTCCTCGATGTCAGATGATTTGCCGTAACCTTTGATGATTCTTTTTGCTTTAAACTTTACGTTAAAAGATTCATTTGTTTCTTTCCATACATCGACCGATTTGTATGGAAATGATTTACCATTTCTATTTTTTACAAATCTTTCTACAGGTAAAGCAATTGCTGTGTCCCACTCAGAGGAAGCAAGGTCAAGTAGAAATCCATCCACATGGTCTGTAATATATTTATGGATACAATTCTTAGGTATGTTAATCTTTCCATCTAGCAAATCCCGTATCACATATACTCTTCTCTTCGGATGTAAGTAATGTAAATTTGCTCCTATAAAATGGTCTTTGTTTGCAGAGATTGTATAGACTAAAGGAAACTCATCATAGTATGGTAGGTATTTCAT